AACTGAAAATGATATTCAACACCAATGTGACAAATCGCACCCTTGTCTCTACGTTAGTTCTCCCGATTTCTTCGTCCTAAGGAGCTGCAATGAAACGAATTCTGGCATTTCTGCTTTCCACGCTATTGGCAATCCCGGTCTTGGCGTATCAGGTCTATACTCCAGCCGGAACCATGGATGTCAACTATGCTAACACGGAGGGTCTCAAAAGAACCTATTCGGTTGTCATTGCGGACTTTGTTCCCGCGGCTACAGCGACTGATTTCCTCACTATTGTTGGGGCAGTGGGCAAGACGGTCACAGTCACACAGATCCGAATCACTGCAAGTGCTACTGCAACAATCTCGCAAGGTGTGTACCTTTACAAGCGTACAGCACTGAATACAGCAGGCACAGCAACACAGCCAAGCATTGCCAAGCACGATAGCGCGGATGCAGCGCCCGCCGCTGTGGTCAACCAGTACAGTGCCAATCCTTCTGGGTTGGGTGCAGGTATCCTTATCCGTTCTGAACGTCTTGCGTTAGCCGCAACCACAGCAGGTATATTCCCTGTGATCTGGACCTTTGCTGACCGACCTGCTAAGGGTATCAAGCTGAAGAATGCGACTGAGAATCTTGCGTTCAACTGGGCTGGAGCTGCTGTCCCCGCTGGTACCAATTTGCATATCGTGATTGAGTGGACTGAGGAATAACAGAATTAATGGTTTGATGTCAAGCGGAAACTGTTGCCCCTTGACGTTATTGCAACCTAAAATGTCAATTGTTTGCCGTCGTGCATATCTTTCAACCACCCAACGAGGTACCGAAATGAAGAAACTGTTCACCCGATTTGTGTCAGGCCTGGTGGCTGCACTGCTCATCATTGGCCCGGTGTTCTCGCAGACCTACCCGTACACCAATCCGACGTATCTGCCGACAGCAGTTCTACCCGCAGTCACACTGAGTGCGCCGTCTACCTCGACGGTGATGGTCCTGAACGGCATCGACACTGGTTCTTTGCGAATCAGCGGCACCTGCACCAGTTTGGCGGGTACGATCGACGGATCCAATGACGGTACCAACTGGACGACACTGACGCTGTATCCTGTCGGGGGAGGCGCAAGTACAAAGGCCTATACCGCCGCAGGCTTCTGGCGTACCGATACAGCAGGGCTTACCCGAATTCGTGCCAATGTGACTGCGCTTACAGCGTCTTGTACCTTTGCATTGGCAGGCACTCAGGGCCCTGCATTCCGTCAACCCACAGACCCATGCCAGGATGCTGCAATTGCCAAGGCAAGCGTTGCTATTACTCAGAGCACTGCGACAACTGCTGCACTGGTTGCGGCCGTCAGCGGCAAGGCGGTCTACCTTTGCAGCCTTGCAGCTTCCGCGGTCGGCACCAACCCCACAATGACGTTGAAGACTGGTACGCAAGCATCCACTGCCTGTGACACTGCCACTGCCAGCCTTACCGGAGCGATGATTCCGGCGGCCGCCGATGGGATGGTCAATATGGGCGTCGGGCATACGATCACCAACGGTATCGCCAGCGGACAACTTTGTCTGACGACAGGGGCGACAACCAGCATTCAAGGCGTCATGACCTACGTCCAGCAGTAATCTCTCGGCCGCAATCTACTCCTATGCGTACTGCATTCCTCACACGAGAAAGGCTTGGCCCCAAGCAAAGCCTGACACCAGAAGGTTTCCTTCTGTGTGAGGAAGTGCCTCTGGCTCGGACGGGTCTGATGATTTATGGCCCTGACGAAACTCCAATCAAGGCGGGCCCTGATGGTATTGTACGAATCTTCAGGGATCCGGAAGATGTATTTACCCCTCAGACTATTGCGTCGGCACAGGGCAAGCCAGTCACCAACGATCACCCGGAAGACGATGTCACACCTGAGAATTGGCAAGAATTGACTCACGGAATGATGATGAATGTGCGTCGTGGTGAAGGGGCGATGGACGATCTGATGGTAGGGGACATCCTGGTGACCACAACTGAAGGCATCAGTGCTGTGCGCGGTGGCAAAGTGGAAGTCAGTTTGGGCTATGAGGCTGACTACGATGAAACCGGTCCCGGGGTTGGCAAGCAGACAGACATCATTATCAATCACATCGCGTTGGTCGACCAAGGTCGCTGCGGCCCGCGATGCGCAATCAGTGACCGACAACCCGATCAACTCAGGAGCAATGCTATGGCAAAGAAGTCCACCAAACTCCTCGACACACTTCTGAAGGCATTCAAGGCCAAAGACGCTGCCGAGGTTGAAAAAATCGCCCAGGAAGCAGAAGATGCTCTGCCTGAGGCTGCGCTGCCAAGCGATGCTGGCGCAACGCATGTCCATATCCATACCGGCAGCAATCCTCCATTGCAGGGTACCGGGGACGATGAAGCGGACCCCAATGCAGCCAAAGAAGGCGCGTCGGAAGCTCGCTCAGTCTTCACGGACGAAGCCTTGCAGGGTCACCTTGATCAGAATGCTGCGGAACATGCAGAGATGCGTCAGATGATCACCGATCTGCAGACGCAGGTCGCAGCGATGCAAGGCGGCCAGGCTGCTTCCGCCGGGGATGAGGAAGTCCCGCAAGAAGCAATGGACGAAGTTCCCGAGAGCCTCAAGGAAGATGCCAAGAAGGCCAAGGACAGCGCCTACTTTGTCGACAGTTTCCAAGACACTGTGGCCAAGGCAGAGATCCTTGTGCCAGGCATTCGCATTCCGACATTCGACAAGGCAGCCAAACCCAAAGAGGGTTTCAAACGAATTTGCAATTTCCGTCGGCAGGCACTGGATCTTGCGCATGTTCAGCCCTCAACTCGTGCCCTCATAGAGGATGCATTAGCAGGCAAAGACCTTGACACCAAGAATATGACATGCGATGCGGTCCGCGTCCTGTTCAATTCTGTTGCCGGCGCCAAAGCCGCGGCAAACAATGCAGCCGCTTCCAGCAGGACGTCCGACGCTCAGTCCGGCGCCGGCAAGAAGCCGCTCACCCCAGCAGACCTGAACCGCCTCAACGCGGCAAAGTACGCAAATCAGTAACCAGTCCCATCCATCAGGAGAATGACATGAAAATTCGCATGAAGACGCAAGACGTCGCTTTCCAGTTCCGCATGGACGCTGGTTTCGCTGGCGATGTGAACCGTACCCACCCTGCATCAATCGAGCCCTGCTTGATTGATCCGACGAATCCGCCCAATGCGTACGGTCAGGCCGTGCTGGTGGTTGCGGCGAGCCAGGGCGTTCGTCCCTATGCAACAGCGGATGCGAGCGATGCAACGCCCTCCGCTGCTTGGGGTGTGACGGTTCGTCCGTTCCCGTTCCAACAATCCAGCGCCAGCAATTTTGGCGCTGCTTCAATCGGTGCCGCAACCCCGCCCACGACCGGCGTGATCGATGTGCTGCGAGCTGGCTATATCATGGCAACTGTGCCAGCTGGGCAGGCTCCTGTCAAAGGGGGTGCGGTCTATGTGTGGTGTACGGCCAGCGCAGGCGTTCACGTGCAAGGCGGTTTCGAAGCGGTGTTCAGCACTACCAACACGGTGAAGCTTAGCAACGCCTTCTTCAACGGTTCCCCCGATGCCAAAGGCAACGTGGAAATCTCCTTCAACGTCTAACCAGACATCACTCAAAGAGGAACTGCCATGAAACAACTCATTCTGCCCCGTCGGATGAAAACCCGGGACAACCTGACGTTCGACTCTGCCTATCGTTCAATCGACGCCGTCGGCAACCAGATGGGCAAGCCCTTGGGCAATGCCTATCGCACCTGGGATGGCGCCCGAACAGTCGACTCTACCGGCGCCTTTCTGGTGGGTGAGCTGGAACGCCTGGACCTGACCCTGCATGAGCCGTTGGCGGCTGTGACTTGGGGCCGGGATATCGACCTGCGTGAAGACGTGACGATCGCTGACGAGATTTCCAGCTTCACCTTGTCGACGTTCGCTTCCCAAGGCGGTCTGGGTGCTGGTAACGGTATCGGCAACGGCAAGGCCTGGATCGGCAAGGACACCAACCAGATCACCGGTATCAGCGCGGACATCGCCAAGATCCCGCATCAGCTGCGCCCGTGGGCAATGGAACTCAAGTACACCATCCTGGAACTGGAATCTGCTGCCCGCCTGGGTCGCCCTATTGATCAGCAAAAGTACGAAGGCCTCCAACTGAAACACCAGATGGACGTCGACGAACAGATCTATATCGGCGATACGAGCACCGGCGACACGGGTCTGGTGAACAACAGCTTGGTGACCAACGTCTCCAACCTGCCCCCAGGCGTGAGCACCCTCACTGCTTGGACTAAGAAGACCGCGGACGAGATCCTGGCTGATGTGAACACCATGTTGACAAGCGTGTGGCAAGCATCCGCCTGGGCTGTGATTCCGGGTCGTCTAATGCTTCCGCCGGCTCAGTTCGGCTATATCAGCACGCAGAAAGTCAGCTCGGCTGGCAATGTGTCGATCTTGAAGTACATTCAGGACAACAACCTGTTGACCACTTCGGGCAAGGGCAAGCTGGAAATCTATCCGCTGAAGTGGCTGATCGGTGCGGGTGTGGGTGGCACGATCGGCACCGTGGGCATCGACCGCGCCGTGGTCTATACCAAGGAAAAACAGCGGGTTCGCTATCCGATGACCCTGCTGCAACGGACGCCTATCCAGTACGACAGCATTTACCACAAGTCGACCTACTTCTGTCGCCTCGGCGCGGTTGAGGTGGTGTACCCCGAGACGATCGGGTACTTCGACGGCCTGTGATTTCATTGACATCCTCTTAGACCAAGGAGTAAATCATGAGCGACGAAGAACAACAAGGCGAGCAAGGTGAGCATCCCAAGCCAGAGGCACCCGTTCCGCCTTGGAGTACCAGTGCAGGGGCAACTTCGGCCCCTGCACCCGAAAGCAAGGCCCCAACGCCCGATTCCGATCCTGTGAAGGCTCCGGAAGTGGTGGCCACACCTGTGGATCCCGACGCCGTGACGGTAACGGTACCGAAGGCATTCAATCTGCGAATTGCTCAGGACACTGTCTTGAGTTTCAAGGCAGGTGTTCAGCAGATGAAACGGGAATACGCCGATCACTGGTATTCAAAGGCTTGGGGCGTTCAGATCTACAATCCGAACGAAGGGTTGTAAGTCAATCGTCGGGTGCTTCAAATGCAGTCCTTCGGGACTGCATTTCTGGAACCTCACTTCACAGGAGAATATCATGCCGTTGATCGAAGGTAAGGGTGAGAAAGCTCTTGGTGAAAATATCAAGACAGAGATCGAACACGGCAAGGACCCCAAGCAGGCCGCCGCGATCGCCTACAGCGTTCAGAAGGCTCAGGATGAGTACCAGCCTTTGGCTGTCCCCTGTACACCCGAGTCCGTTTCCCCTGCAACGATCAATCAGGAGAATCGCAAGTATTGGGCGGGTCAAGGTGGTGAGGGGAGCATTCAATGACTCGTGTCATTCATGTGCATCTGTATGATGCGCCCCAGAAATTCGTCACCAAGGTCGATATCAGGCTCCCAGAAGATCCTGTCTGGGGAAATCGATCTGGAAAAGTCATACCAAATGGGACGGTTATGTACAAGGAAGCCGGGGGTTATCGCCCTTGGTTCATGACGGGTGCAGGCCGTCTTCGACTGGATCCATCGCAACTGGTATCCGAAGGGGCAGATAAGGCAAAAGATGCCGTTGCCCCAGCCAAAGTCAAAGCTCACCCCCAATTCACCCAAGGTGATTACGATTACCTGAAGGGTAAGGGATGGTCTGACGATCAAATTCTGAAGCGTTGGGACGAAGAAAAATCAAAAGGCGTGAAGCCCAATCAGGGAAATAAGAACGCGAAGCCTGGTGATCCAGGATACATGAGCGCGACAGATTCTGTCGCGTCCGTCGAGAAAGAGATCGCAACTCAACAGCGCCTGATCGATGCTGCAAAGGCAAATGGAAAAGATGTTCCTGCCCAGGTGACACAGCGGATGGCTTTTCTGAAAGAGGAACTTGCCAAAGAGAAGGCGAAGACTTCGGATGCTAACCCTGACGGTACTATCGGTCCCAACGAGGAACAGGAACTGAAGGCCCTTATGACGGAAGCAAACTCTGTGATGAAGAAGTTCAAAGAACGGGCCTACCAGATCGGGGGCTCCTTCCGGGGTCCAGGATATTGGAAACGTGTCCAGACTTTCATTGGATGAATTATGGCCTCCACCCCTCCAGTCTTCAAAGGCCATTACCCGGAATTTGTCTGTCCGGATACCTACCCGCCCTCCCAAGTTCAGTTCTGGCTTGACGTTGCATATTCCATGCTGAACGCCAGCATCTGGGGCAGGCAATTGGATCTGGCTGCGGAGCTCTACTGCGCTCACAATCTGGTGCTTGAAGCACGAGCTCAGAAAGAATCTGCAGCAGGTGGGGTTCCAGGTGGTTCTGTCGGTGTGCTGAACAGCAAGAGCGTTGACAAAGTAAGTGCTGGGTACGATACCAATGTGGCCACCGAAAAGGATGGGGGTCATTGGAACCTGACGATTTACGGTACTCGACTTTACCGTCTCATCAAACTATTCGGCGCTGTTCCGATTTTTATTCAACCTGGCTGCGCCCCACCATTCAGTGGCCCAGCCTGGCCTGGCCCTTCCACTGCCCCAAGTTTCACAGGCTTCGGATGAAAAATGCTGTTCAGAAGCTTGTCGACAACTTTCCGACGTTCAGAGCCTCCCTCAAGCATCTGAAGTCCGATGTCTTGGTTGGTGTTCCAGCTGAGGAAGGCGCCCGTAAAAACGGGGAAGGGATGAATAATGCAACGCTTGCCTACATCCATGACAATGGCAGTCCGGCAGCTAACATTCCTGACCGCCCATTTATGCAACCCGGTATTGCGGCTGCCAAAGAGCGTATTGCCAAGTTTCTCGAACAGGGCGCTCGCGAGGCGATGCATGGGAACCCCGGAGGGGTTGAAAAGGGCCTACAGAAGGCCGGCCTTACAGCCCAGGCAAGCATACGGGCCGCGATCAATGCCGGCATCCCGCCGCCGCTAGCCCCGAGCACGCTGGCGGCGCGCAAGGCCCGTGGTCGTACAGGGGAAAAGCCTCTCATCGACACTGGGCAGCTCCGAAATTCCATCAGCTATGTTGTGAGGGTGAAGTAAGTCATGCCCCTCTTAGACGTTACAGAACTCTTAACAGATCCGGATTTCATGGATCTGTTTGACGTGATTCGCAGGCTCGAAGTTCCCGGAGCTAATGGGGTGATGACAACACAGGATACCACCTACAAGGGTGTCGGCGGAGTTGTGACTGCCTCCACTCCAAGTGACCTCGAGCGTGCTGAGGATTATCAGACCATGACGAGAAGTATCAGTGTGGTCACGAAGTTCCAATTGCAGGGAGAGGTGACGGGGTATCAACCTGATATTGTTGTCTGGCGAGGGACTTACCACATTGTCAAGCATGTTGCACCGTACCCGCATTTCGGGGCGGGTTTTGTTGAAGTTGAGTGCAGTTCTCTTCGCAATACGGATCCACGCCCATGAGTAATACGAGCGCCACCGGTGGGTCTCTCACCTCAACCTTAACACCTGCACCCCTTGAGGACCAGGCGTTGCTTGATTTCTTGCAATCTTGGATTGTAGGGATTACGGGTCTTCCTCAGACTACAGTGCGCCCTCGTTGGCAGCCTGAGCCTGGAAACATTCCAAATGAGTCTACGAATTGGGTGGCCTTCGGAATTCCGCGGAGGGAATCTGATGTCAATGCTGCAGAATTGCACTTTCCATCAAATCCCGGCTATAATGAAATTCGCAGGCATGAGATCTTGAATATCCTGGCTTCGTTCTACGGGCCGAACGCCAATGGGTATGCAGAGATCTTCCGCGAGGGAATTCAAGTGGCTCAGAACAGAGAAGTTCTCAGTCTTAACGCAATGGGTCTCGTTGAAAGTGGCGATGTGATAGCGTTACCAGAATTGGTAAAGAACAAATGGTACACTCGAGCTGATCTAACATTTCGTATTCGCCGACAGATAGTGCGCCAGTATGCTGTACTGAACATCTCTGAAGTCGACGGGTCAGTCAACAACGAACTCTATACCACTCAGATCAAAGTTCTCTAAGGAGCACAGAATGACGCAAGCCCTTCCAATCTCTCGCCTGGTGAATGTTCAAGTCAACCTTGCTCCTGCCCCAGCCCAATCCCAGAACATCTCGACGCTTCTGATTCTTGGAAGCTCGAATGTGATTGATGTGGGT